CCCATAACCATAAAATAAATTCATTGTTAAAGTTGAAAAACTTGTGAAATCATTACGATAACAGCTGTTTCACATTGCTGGTAAAGGTGAGATCCGCAAACTAGCGCTAGGATAGGGTCTAGCAGGTTTGCTCTAGCTCACTCAGAATTGTAGAACTTAACATTAAAACAAAAGTTTTTCGGGATCTGGTTAAAAATTGTTACCGACACCAAAGGTGCCGCCGAGACCGAGAGCTCGTTGATTCATTGTCTGTGATAGAATTTGTTGACGTTGTGAATATTCTATCGCATTGCGTTCTTTCCACGTTTTTAATTCAGCCTTGGTTTTAGCCTCAGCTATTGATGGTGCGGCAATTGCGTCAACAATATTGCCTAAAAAGCCGAAAAAGCCTCCAGCGGCTTGTCCTATTCCAGCTGATGTTGCCATACTTGCAACACCTGGAGCGCCAGCACCTCCGGCAGCTCCTGCAGCTCTTGCTACTCCTGCTCCGCCAGCAACGACGCCAGCACAGGATTCATCTTGTGTGTTGTACATTTCCAAGAAATCGTTTCGTGAAATCGAAACAACTTGTTCTTTGCGTTTGTCGCCAACACCGCCAAAGACAACCGAATCTCGAGAGCTGATTGATCTAGTCTTAAAGATTGAAGGATCAGAAGCTTGGATTTGAGGCCAAACTTGTGTTGAGAACTCATGTGTTTGATGTGAGTTTCGTAATCCAACGCTCATTGTTGAATATTCCGGTAAGTTCAGTTTGTTGATGAAAGTTCCATGGTTGTTGCGAAGTACAGTGCAAAGATACTTGCCAGCTTCTCCATTGATTGTTGTTATTATGCTCTTGTTTCCACTAGCATTCAATAATCTTGAAGTTGTAAGCATTGATACGGTATGCGAAAATGATGCACACATTGTGTTGCCTTTGATTCCAGGAGCAACAGCAGGTAGAATGCTTGTAGAGTCGCTGAGTCGCACGGCAAAGTACGATGGTGGACATGTTTGAGTGGTTGTATTTGAATTGGTACAAATTGGCACGCCAGTAATTTCGATAGCGTATGGTGACTCAGCCCATGCTGAGAAAACCCATGCATCACTTGTAATGATGCCTCCACTTTTAACATAGTTTTCGATGTAATAAGTGTTGTCCACACATGTCAACGACTTGTCGTAATTGTAAGCCAGTCCACGTCCTTCTTTAATCATCATGCGGGTGACATTGTTCTTCCACATGAAGAAGTTGCCTCCACCGACCTTGCCAGCAAAAACGGTGGTAACTTGATTGAGTTGCACATTTTGGTAATTGATTGTTTCATTGCCAGTGGGCATTCTTTTGTGCATTGCTTCACGAACCGTTTGCATGTGCTTGCCATAGCTACCATCGTTCAATGATGGCGCAGTGTCTGCTGTGTAATTCACTCCAGAATGTTTATTTCCGTCCAATGCAAATATAGCGTGAAGTTTTGAATCACGACCGAATGTGCCGTATGGAAAGGCTTTGTTGCCACTAACCATCCATCCAGGAAATACGCCGACATCAGAGTAGGGGTAACACATAAGTGCTCCACGAACTAAAGTAGTTGGGAGCCAGTCGTCAGAGATGGTTGGTGTTTCTAACCAACGCAAAGTGTCAACGTGATAGCCATCACTGCTTAACAAAACGTCAGTTCCAATTATGCCAATGTCCAACATAGAATTTCCGCCTACGTTTTCAGGTATTTGCGGAGTGATTAAGTCATAAGGGATGTCATAGATACATCCTTCAGGTAAGCTTGCTAAAACACGTAATTGTATTTGAATGTTTTCAGCAGTTGTGTTTTGAATTTTGCAAGCAGTGGCAATAACAATTCGACCAAAGTTTTTTGCTGAATTGCGCCAAATTCCAGTTTGCGCATTGTGTGTGATTGTTGGATTGAGGTCAATGAAGTTCTCGCCAGTTGAATTTCCAGTAAGACTCATGTAAGGGAAAGCATCTAGAGCTTCCAGAGTGAGTGGAGTAGTGTCAGCCATTGCTTGTGGTATCATGTAAACACGAAACATAGCAATGATAG